AATTGACTATATGCAATTTTACAGACATTATATTCAGGACAAAGCGTATCCAGATAATACTGTTCTCGTTCGACCAGTTGCTCTTTCTCGCATTCTTCGAGAATAGAAAACTCAAAATTTTCTTCACCATACTTATTCCAGGCAGATTGAAGATGACGACTATGGTGCTTATTCTTGTTAAGTCTACGAATATGTTCAGTCCATCTTTCTGTTATAGATACAGCAGATCCAATGTATATATAATTGTTAATCTTATTCCTTATTTGATAGATGCCAGAATTCATTTTAGCCTCAATAAAACAACGTCCACCAACTACTCAGTTATCGAGACTGATGCACAGAGGCAATAGTAGCGGCGGACGTTGAATATATTGTAACAGAAAAACTGTGCATAATCAATCTCGATATTTAGATTATATCACAGATTTAGAAATGAATTTCTATCATTTTGGTTTATCTCCTTTCCAGAGGGCGCTTTGTAAATAAGCGCCCTCTGGGTTCGTAGTGCGAACTTTACTGCAACTCTTTATCTAGAAGTTCGTCTAATTTAGAAAGTTTTCGATCAATTTCCGTAAGACGTTCAAGTTGTCGAGAATATTCAGCCGCCAGTAGAGTGCGTTTTTCTTTTAGCGAAGTAATATATTCATGGTTTTCTGGATACCTTGTCAAGGTAATAGCATCAATAGCAATTTGTAAATCATATTCAGTAGCATTACCAACCTCTCCTCCAAAATTTCCTGCCCACCATAGCTCAGATCCGTCTGGAAAAGTAACGATTACATTATGGTTATAATCATCATGATCAAAAATTATGCCATTTGGAAGAACTAGGCGCCAATATGAACCATGGTTTTTATGTCTTTCTACTCCACGTTTACGAATTTCTTTACCAAGTTCATAAAGTAAAGATAACCATTTCTTAGAATAACTTTTCATTTTAGTCTCGATGATCTGCGAAGTCTAAGACTACCGCCATTGCCCGATCCATGATTGCTGCCCTGCTGCCTAGTAAAATGCTGGCAGTCGTATCTTTCTTAGATTTCTTGCAGTGATTTTCTGCTTCGGTAACGGCATTGAAAACACCCCAAGCAGTAGTGTTAATCTCAGTTCCTTTACCACAGAATAATTCCATGGCCAAGTTGCGACTTTCTCCCTGCTTCATATTGAATTCTTGGTCGCGCTTGGCGCCCTCGTCAATAAGCACCTGTGGGCCATAAGTCATTCCATCGCCAGTATAGGGATAAACATTCTCGAAGATAGTGCGAGCGTTATCTTTTGAAACAGAAACTTCTTCAAGTTTGCGGAACAACTTCTGATAAATCATTACGTGTTCTTCGGCATCACGTTGAACAAACTCCATCCATAAAGCCAAGTTGCGCTCATGGTTGGTATCGCTATGCTTTCCGTTATACAAAGCAGACTTGCCGTCACCAATTGCCGCATTCCAGGTATTATTACAAACTACCCGAACATGGGTAACAAACAGATGTTCACCAAATCGCCCATCAAAACCTGTGGCGATGAAGCCAAAGTTTTCAACTTTATCACCATGAACATCAATCTTTGGCAATTTCCAAGTCAAAAACATCTTGTCTGCTTTAGTCCCCAAAAACCCAAGTGTTTCTACGGGTTGTTGAACGTTAGCATCAAACATCTGGCAATAGGTTAATGGTTGAGTAAGATTGTAACGACCCTTAGTGATACCAACCAGGACTTCGGTATCAGAAGTACGAACAATACCAAGATCGCCACTTTCAACACTTTGTCCACCCAGGGTAATTGAAAACGGACGTTGTTCAAAGATAACTGGAGTCATGCGACCATAAACTTCTTCCGCGCGTTCGTCGTCTTGTCCAACAGTCCCCTTCTTGTGCCACATTTCTTCCTTATGACTATAAATATTTTGGCCGTAAATATTGTCACTCATTGTATATCTCCTTATGATATATGGTTTGGTTTATGGATTAAGGTTGATCAGACTTAGATTTCTGTTTACAAAGTTGTGCTTTTTTAAGATGATATTCGGCATCGTGCTGTTTTGATTTTGCTTCTCGCATATGATAACCAGCATTCCAGGTATAACTTTTCTCGTTTTTATATTTGATTTTGTTGTCTTGTTCCGATTGGTATTTCTCTGCTTTTTCTATGGCAAATTGATGCGCTTCTTCTTCTGTATCAAAAATATCCTTTAAGCGCATACTGCTATAACTATGACCATATTCACCAGAAAGAAGATGATTATATTCAATCTCAATACCTTTTTGCGTTTTTTTTACTTCTTTGCCTGTAATCGAAATGTATTCAACGCTTGGAAGATATTGATACTCGACAACATAACCACGCAGTCCTTCAAATCCATGTCCGCAATAGTCGCATTCTACTTCAACCTTTTCGCCATTTCCTAAAACAACAACAACGTGTTTATTTCCATAGCAAACCGGACACGGAACTTTTATCTCTTCGCTTCTAAAATTCGCAACCCAAACCATATCGCCAACATTATATACCTTAGTCATTTTATGTCTCCTTGTTTGTTTAATGTATCTCGTTTGCCCATATCATAGGCGCGTTTTAGAAGTTGAAAAAGCAATTGTTTAGGCAGAACCACATCGTGTCCAACCGTCATAAATTCAACAAGCGCTTCTGAATAAACAATATTTTCCAATCGGTCTTCTACGGATCGCCTTGCTCTATGTATCTTCTTGGGTTCTGGTTTCATTTTGTCTCGCTAACATAGATTCTGATATATGTCTTCTGTGTTCATCCGATTGTTTATATCCCAGTAACCTTTTGTTACCTTTGTTAGACATTGATATTTTTTGTTTATGCTCCTCGGAAATATGTTTACCAAACATGTGATTCTTGTCGCCTTTCTGAGCAAGGGCCATTTTTTGTATTGTTTCTTCAGAACAATGCTTACCTAAATTACCGACATGATTTTCACGTAAGTGCCTCTTATGTTCATCTGAAAATATTATTCCTTTACGACATCTTGAAATTTTTTCTCTAGTTTGTTGAGAGCGCTTAATTCCCTTAAGGCTTTTTGAGATTTTTGCCTTGTGTTCTTTGGAAAGTTTTGTTCCTAACGGACTAGTTGTACACTCTTTTTGAATATTATATTTCGGATTTAATAAATTTACCAACACTTGTTCATAATAAGACAATTCTGCCGATTCGCAACAAAGCAATATTATAAATCTAAAATTTTCTTCGCCGTATTTATCCCAGGCACGCTGTAGATGAGAATTGTAATGGTATTTACCTCGCAGGCAACTCCAATGTTCGGCTTTTCTTTTACTTAAGTTGATGGCTTGGCCAATATATATCTTATTGTTTACCTTATTCTTTATTTGATAAATTCCACTAGTCATAATTTGCCTTTCTTGAAAAACGGCGTTTCGATTTCAGGTATAACCGAAAGCGGATGATCGTCAGGAAAATGCCATTCGTTCGCAGTGCGAACTAAATGCCACCATGAGAATACCAAACTCATAAAATCGCTTTGCCGTGGTAGAGATGGTTGCTTTTCGTAAAGAGCATAATCCCAGGGAATACTTTTGTCATAATTATCCTCAATTTTTAGCCATTCCAACCAAGGGATAACTAAAATTTGGCGTATCTTTTCTTTGCTTCCCATAGGCACAATCTTACCTAGACAAAGATAACTACCGCCACCTTCTTTTGCCCAGGCAGACAAATACTCTCTTTGTTCGGGAGTAATAGAATTGAAAGCAAAGGATCGTTCGGTGGCTTTTACCGCCTTGACTTCAATCAGTGGAGAAGGAAACCGCGGATGACGACCATTGGTGTCTGGCAAACCTTTGATCTCTGGCGTTACCATAAGCCAATTCACGCGATGACACTTTACGCATGGTACAGGGTATTTGCGTCCATCGCTATCGTGTTTAGTCCATTGCAAGGCGTGGTGTAAAGCCAATCGTACAGATGCTTCGTTCATTCTAGCCTCCTATTCTTTTTGTAATTCTTTAATTTCCATCGTTTATCTCCTGTTGATCTGAATTGTCTAATTGCTCGTCTTTATTTGCAATACGAACTTTTTGGAATGTTTTACGAATATTGTTCATCGTTTCTAGACATTCCTGTATGGGCAAGTTCATAAGAACAGAATAAGACTGCGCTGCTTTATAAGTATCGCCAGTTCTTGCCATTTCTATAAGGTTGCTAAAAACATC